TGGTTCTATCCTGCATCGAACTACGTGTATGTGGAGCCAGCGAAGAAAGGTAGTTACACATCAGTCATCAAGGGTATCGCACAGATGCTACACTCATATGAGCAAGGCATCTTCCCTACGAAATACTTCGCAAAAACGTGCGCGAGTTGCAGTTTCTACGGAATCTGTGACGCGGCTAACGAGGAGAGTTGGTTATGAAAATAGAAATAGAAGCAAAGAGATTGAAGAATTACTTAGAAGACGTATACCTAAAGGGTAAGTATTACGATGGTGCATCATCGAAGAACGGCATACTTTCTGATTATGCCATGATGTCAGTCGAGGATACAGGTGAGTTGAGGATTGCAAATGCAAGTCCATCTGTCGCTTGTAGGATAGACCATCACTTTACGGATGAGCAGGATGTGAGTCAAGGGGCATGTATCATTGACATCGCTAATGTACTCAAGCATCTGAAAGTGTTCAGCGGTGATATGAAGTTCACCTGCAACGACCACATCGTAATGACTGACAGCACGAAGAAGGCATCCCTGTCCAAGGCACTGACACATCCGCACATGGATATGATAAACAGGATATTGGAATACGACCTTGGCCCACTATCGAGGTCACAGAGAGCGGGCCAGTTGGGTATAGTGCAGTTTGGTAAGACTCAGTTCGATAGTATGGTTACTCTTCTTGAGGATGATGCTGTTGATGCGGCAAAGGCATGTGATGTTCTTAACTTGGCTAGATACAAGTTTGACTTCACATCTGGTGATGTGTTGCCAAACTCAAACCCAAGGGATACCAAACTCACAATATCTTCTCAGAAGACCGAGGTTGATAGAGTCGAGGTATCCGTTGACATGGTGAATGCCGATGGTGTTGATTCGACTGTTGAGTTCACTGGGCCATTCAGTGGTTTTGTCAGTGGGCTTGTGAGTGTGTTCCTAAAGGATGATAGTCCTGTTATGTTCTACTCACCAAACAGGTTGCTCATCAAAGCACCCTATCTATCGAGGTGATGACATGCAGTGCGTAATTTGTAACTTACAGATAGAAGAAGAGGAATATGGATGGAAGCATGGTCATAATGCTTCTCCTGTGAAAGAGGGAAGATGTTGTAGTCAATGCAACTATAGCGTTGTGCTACCAATGAGAATGAGGATGATAAGAAATGATAATAGACAAACTGAAAGAAGGAATAGGACTTAGATGGAGAGACCCCAAGACTCTTGAAAGAGAGAGCAAGGAGGTCTCCTTCCATGAGTTTCCACCACACTTCTTCGTGAAGAAGAAACATGGGTGGACTGAACACGGTGACAGGATTGAATATCAAGATGGTCAAGAGAAAGTAATGCGGTTCAAGGATAAGTGGGGGAACTTCAATTTAGATGTGAAATTCCAACACGGTGACTACAAGAACCTAGAAGGCGATGAACTAGTCAAGGTGACTTGGAGTCCACCACGGCCATCGTACTCGTATCGTTTGAGGAACAACTTTCATGCTTCATACGAGGCAGATGTCTCACACCACTACAGGTACGCTGTTGATTGCATCGATGAGATGCCTGAGTACCAGATGCGTAAGTGGTATTGGGACATGGAGTGGATGCAAGGTGGTGAGCATGATGGTGCTATCACTTGTATCGTAGTGTATGATAACTACATGAAAAGGTATCGTACTTACTTTTGGCAACCAGAGATGGAATCATTCTTGGAACAAGGATATGACGTTTCGACTTCTCGTCTGTTTGACTCTGAGGAGAAGATGCTGATATGCTTCTTATCTGATATGATAGATGATGACCCTGACATGCTTATCTCTTGGTTCGGTTGGAAGTTCGATTTGCCGAAGTTGATTGAGAGAATGGTACATCATGGGGTTGACCCCAAGTTACTGTCACCATGGAACGAGGTCACTGGTGTCTCTTGGAAGAACGGCAAACCAACCATGGATGAGGGAACGGTAACTTCCTACTCTCCGATAGCACAACCAATCAAAGGTAGGATTTGTGTTCCACTTGACTTGGCATTTGAGAGACAATGGAACGATGCACAGAGAGGAACACTAGCATCGATGTCACTGGACTACATCTCTGAGACTGTACTAGGTCGCAAGAAGTTAGTCAGTGAAAAGTTCCCTGATAAGAATGAGTTCTTTGCAAGAGGGTGGCTTGAGGATACACAGAGATACGTTGAGTATGCTAAAGTAGACGTTGAACTATTAGTCCTAATAGATGAAATGCAACACACAACAGAAGCAATCGTATCACTCCAAAGGCTTCTCAAGGCTCCCTTCGATGCTTGCTTCTATGCGAGCAACATGGGTGGAATATACTTCATGCGAAACGCCCCTTGGAAGGCTCCTACGGGCGAGAAAGGACAGCGGGTGTCCTACGACGGCGCGATGGTGTATGACCCTCTCAGCGAGTCCACAAATGGACTCCATTTAGGTGTCGCGGCATTCGACTACGCACAATTGTATCCATCTATGATAATCGCTAGGAATATCAGTTGGGAGACCGTATCGGAAGAACCAACTGCCTTTGCAGTCAATATCAGGACACCAAAAGATTTCAGCGAAGTAAAGGAATATGATATGAAATATTTCAAAGTGGATGAACTTGGCTTACTACCAAGAGCAGTTCTAGAGTTGAAAACACTAAGGAATGAATACAAATCATTGGCTAGGAATGCCGAGTCTGAAAGTGATTACAACAAGTGGAATAATAACCAACTTGCAGTTAAGAGGCTCATGGCATCCTTCTATGGTATCATCGCGTACCAAGGCTTCGGATGGGCTAACGTCGAACTCGCCGCTTGCATCACTGCTAGTGCGAGAGAAGCAATACGTCTAGCCGCATTCAAAGTCAAGGAGATGAATTGAATGGGAAACAAGACAAGATGTAAGGTCTGCAAGTTGATGGCGGAAACGTCTGAGGGTTGTATGACTGCACATGGGTTCGCGTGTAGAACCTGTGTAGGCCACTGGTTAGAGGACTACATAAAAATGGTAAATCCATTTACACACTTAAATCAAAATGATATATTCAAATTAGGAGATGAAAATAGATGACAAGAAGAGCAAGAAGCGTAGCACACGTAGAGTATGAGATATTGGAATGGGTTGGAAGAAGAGCATGGTTAGATGGCTTGATGGCTGAGATGGTTCCGAAAGGAGACAAGGTTGCTGAGAAGAGATTCAGGAAGGGCGCAACTAACATCAGTG